GTATATACCGTACCTCTCGGCGGTCTCCGCAATGCTCTCGCCTCGGCTCGCGTCCCATATCGCAGGGTCTGCAATGCTGTCAACGATCTTGCGGTTCTTCAGCCACGGGTGCTCCCTCTCAAACTCGCTGATTCTCTTGAACTGCTCGTCAGGGGACCACTTCACGCCCTCGTCAGGCGTCTGTGTGCAGCCGTACATCTCCATAATGCGATATAATACCCCGTCATAGTCAACCGCCCAGTAGCCAAGGGAGAAGGGCTTATTATAGCCGAAGTCGTAGGAGCGCATGATCTTCCAGCCTCGGCACTCGCCCTTGTTGAGGTCGAAAGGCTCAATAACATGAGTAAACCGCCTCTGTGCAAGTGCTTCCTCGGGAGTGATACCCGCCTCCGCACATAGCTTAACGTCGGGTGTAGCTCGGAAGTCCTCAAAGAACTGTCCTTCAAATATGTCCCAATTGCCGTATAGCCACGCCTCACGCAGTTTAGGAGGCAGCGCCTCAAGCTGCTTTATGTAGTCGGGTTGGCTCTCCATAAGTGCCTTGTTGTCGGTCACAAGAGCCTGTATAAAGCAGTAATCGTCGGGAACCTCTGCACCCTCATACTGCTTGTCTATGAATAACCGTTTGAAATAACCGTGTGACGCGCCGCCCGGGTTGCACGTGTAATATATACGCTTCGGGAAGTCATTAACACCACGCACACACGCGGTTATTTTCTTGATCCACATCTCTTGAAGCTGTGTCGCCTCGTCGAGAAAAACAACGTCATACTCGGCGCCCTGATATTGGTCAAGGTCCTTGTCGTTGTTGCAGTAGCCAAATTTGATGCTGCTGCCGTTTGGAAAGGTGAAGATCTTCTCCGACTTGTTGTATCTCGCAAGCCCGTGAAGCTCCTCGCAAAGCTGATTGATATGGTTGTTTACCAGTTCGGGATAGGTACGGCGCACGATCAGGATCTTAATTCCCGGGTATGTCACCGCGAGTATCTTCGCTTTTGTACGCACCGACCAGCTTTTCCCGCCGCCTCTCGCACCGCCAAAGCCGACGTGCTTCTGAGAAGCAGATAAAAACTTATATTGTTTGTCGCTGATACGACTTAGATCAATAGTGCTCATACCTTAAACTCCTCCGGTAATCCCTCTACCACAAGAGTAGGCGCATTATCAATATCATCTTTCTCCGCCTGCCGCCTGAGGTTAGCAATCCGCGCCTCCTGCTCTTGCTTGTCGAGTTCGGACTTCAACATCTGTATTTCCTTGATGTCGCGGAGCGAGGAAGCAATCGCCTTAAGTCCCGCACGATCAACGATCATTCGAGATTCAAGGATTTCCTCCGTCTCCGTTATCGTCTCTTTGGTAGGCTTGTCCGGGCGAAGATCGTTGTTGTATTCGATCTCCTTTACCTTCGTCGCCTTCGTTACCAAATGGATATCAAGCTCGTCTACCGCCCGCTCCAATTTATCAAGGAGTTTGTCGGTAATATCCATAACGCGGGATAGCTTATCCGCCCTCTTTTTGGAGATAGTTTCAATGCTTTTTGTTATTGATTTGTCTTTGAGCTGTTTCCTCTGCCCCACCCAATCCTCACTCTTTGCGTGATTGTATAGGGCAGTCATACCTACGCCGTATTTCTGCGCGAGCTTCCTGTATGAGGAAGACTCGTCCGTGATATATTCTTGTCGAATAGCATTCCAATCCGCCACACAGGAAATACTCCTTTCTGCTTTATGGCTTAATTATATCACCCGTACTATCGAAATCTAAACCCCTCCCCCCCTGCAAAATTGCAAAAAAGAAGGAGGCTTTTTCAGCCCCCCTCTTTACCCTCATATTTGCGATCAAGCGCCTGATAGATCATACAACGCTGGCAGCTCTCGAAATCGTCGCAATAGTGCTTGCCGTATGCTTTTCTATCTCTCTCGTCACCAAACACAAGGTGGAGTACGTTTTTTTCGTCCGTCCCCTCACAGCATATACGGTTGTTCTCGTGCCATTGATAATAGGGACAAACAGCGTATTTTGAAATAATATGTCTTGACAACCGTATCACTCCTTTTATTTCACCGTCGTATAGTTACGCGGGTGTTTCTTGTCCCACGCAAGGAGACAATGATAAGAGCAGAACCACTTCGTTTTACCGCCCGAGCCGGTTGTTCTCTTGTATACGTGCATCGGCGCGGGAATAAACGTCTTGCCGCAGATCGGGCATTTCTTCTCGGTAAATCCGTAAACGTCACCTTCACCCATCATTTCACCTCCACGTCTACTTCCCCGAGCAGATCGTCAACAAAATTCTGCGGGAAGCCGTCCTTCTTAAAGATCTCTTCCATACGCTTGTTAAGGTATTGAAGCTGCTCGCCTCTCTCAACGAGCCTGAATTGTCTCGCAAAGACTCTCTTATGACCGGCGAGGAAAACGCGCAATCTCTTCTCGCCATAACCGTTAGGCATATCGTGCAGCATAACGCAGACCATCTTCATATAGATCTCAAGCATGATCCTTGCATTTCTCTCAAGCATTTTCTCCGCAGCCTCAAGAGCAACGTCCTGTGAAACTTCTTCAGATCCTGCTGATCGGTATGAGAGAGCTGTTTGTATGATTTAGGTACTCTTGCTTTCATTGCTTTTATCCTCCATAGGTTTATCCAGCGGTTTATACAGTGCATATTTATGAGGTCCCGGACGCCACCATACACACCACATCATATCAAGCAACGAAGATCCTTGCCCTGTGAAATCGGGGCGCCACGTGAGAGGCAATATCAGATCCGGCGTATGGTCTCGAAACAGCTTTGCTCGCTTTTTCGCGTGCCAATACTGCGACTTCAACAGCAGCGCAAACGATACCCGAAGCTCGATACATCTCTCAATGAACTTGTCCGCGATACCGAAAGGCGGATTTGTCATAACGAACCTTACGCCCTCCGGGAGATCTGCTGTCAGAAAGTCGACTCCGCCCTGAATATCGGTGCCGATCACGTCGTAACCGTATTCGCGTATAACGTCAACCATATGGTTATGTCCGCAGGCAGGCTCCCATATTTTCGTCCCTATCGGCAACGCTATCTGCTCCAAGAGCGCCACCGTCACCTCTCTCGGCGTAGGGTAAAAATCCATAGCATTGCGCTTTTTGTTAGGATCTCCGCCAACGATCATACTTGATTTGTATGTACTCATTCCCCGCCCTCCGTATATTTCTTTTTGAGAATAGCAAAGGTTGAAGTGCCGATTGTTTTATATGCCGTATGTGTCACATCAACAGAGTCCATCATATACTTCTCAATCTCCTCAAAAATCTCCCTCGCAACCTCTGCCCTCGGTACGACATCGGCGGTGGGCGTTTCGTTGATAACTCCACGAGCCCAAGCAAGTCCTTTATAGTACGGCTTGTTTTTTCGCCATTCCCGATCGTCATTGCTCTCAAGTGATGTTTGGATAGCTTCGATCCCTTCGTGCGCTTTGTCCGCATCAATATATCGTGCCATATCATTTACCGCCTTTCTTTTCTTCGGTGGGATATGTAGATACATCGGGATATGTTCCAATCCTTTCAACGAACAATTCCCAACGCCTTTGTTCCTTTAGCTTTCTAAACTCGCCCACATTAACGCCCGTGCGCTCCTCGGTAAGACAATAGTTTTCATCATCGGTAATCTTATCCTCGGTGTAAAATACATAATCGTTGTATTCGATTTTCTTGCCATTCTCGGCAAGTTTTCGATAAGGTGTGCCGTCTTTTATCAAGGTTTTCCAAAAGGAATCAGTATAAGAATCCCGATAGTCCTCAAAATCTTCGCACTCTTTAAGTTCGTCAATAGTTATGGTTCCCCTTTGACACCAACCATCTTTACACCATTTGCACTCGGATAGCCAACAACCTACAATCATTCCGAACCGCCTTTCATCTTCGCGCCGCAGTTGGGACAATACTTATGCATACCCCAAGAAATGTTCCACGCAGGACCTCTGTGTTCAATGTATCCGCACTCTGAACATTTTACTTTCTTGCTGGCTGTAAGAGGGGACTCACTGACAAGCCACTCCCCCTCTTTCTGCTTGCTATACCCCGCTTCGACAGCCCTCTCGGCGTACTTCAAAGCATCACAAGCACTTATGGGGTTGCACACATCGTTGCAATTAAGCTTCACACGGCAAATATCTTTTGCCCTCTCCAAGATCTTCTGCTGTTTTTCCATATCAGTATCTCCTTTTCAGAACCCTCAACGTGAATGTATAGCAATCTACTTTACCGCAGGCGTTCGGACTGAATTCACGTGTCTTGTCTACTTCAACCGCCTCGCTTTTCATAAGCTGATCAGCCATTTCGCGGCACGCCTTCTCGAAGGTATACCCGAGTATCTTCTCTTCATAAGCACGGTCGAATGTAGGAGCAATAAGATGTCTCGATTTAAGCACAATAGGATCGTACATTACAGCATTTGCTCGCAACGTTTTAATCTCTCGCTCCAATTTCTTGATATAAACGTACTGTTCGTGCTTTATGCGCTTTTTAGATTTGTTTGCCATATCACTCACCTCCGCAATTACTTCCTACCGGTCGAACCGATACCGCCGCGATCTTTTCCACCAAGACGATCAACCTCGACGAGCTTTACCTTCGGCATCTTCTTTACGATTCTGAACTGACATATCCTGTCGCCCTTGTGAATGATGGTATCCTCGATAGCGATCGCAGGAAAATGCCAAACGTCATTGTCACCCGAGTAGCTGTTGTCAATGATTCCCTGCGAGTTGGCAAGCATAATGCCAAACTTTGAGGGAGTGCTGCTGCGAGGGAGAAGGTGTGCTTCGTAGCCACGGGGCAGCTTCATCGAGATACCAAGCGAGATAAGCTTGTACTCTCCACACGTAAGCTTATAATCTTCCGCGGCTCTGAGGTCGATCCAGTCGCCGATCTCAATTTTCTTGATACGTTCGATGTCTGCGTGATACTTGATTAAGATTCTTTTCATTTCTGATCTCCTTTAGAACGGTAAATCTTCATCATCAACGGTTACAAAATCGCTCGATGCAGGCGGGTATTCTTCTGCCGGTACCGGCGCCGCACCGCCCTCGCCCTTACTGTCAACGAAAAGCGCGTCCTCGACAATGACTTCGGTGGCGTAGCGTGTCACGTTGTTCTGATCGGTCCACTTTCTCGTCTGAATCGAACCGGTAATGCAAATTGAAGAGCCCTTCCTGAAGTAGCGAGCAATAAATTCAGCTCTCTGCCTCCAAGCAACAACGCTGATAAAATCCGCAGTAGGCTGACCCGAATTAGCGTCGGCGGCGCGGTGGGGACGGTTAACCGCAAGATTGAATGAAAGTACCGGAATACCCGTAGCGGTTGTTTTAAGCTCCGGGTCGCTCGTGAGTCGCCCGCAGAGAACGACCTTGTTAAGACTGAGATTACTCATTGTCCGCCTCCTCGTCGCCGATCACCTCTCTGAGGCGATCCGCAAGTGTGCGGTCATCGTCGCAAGCATATGCGCGAAGATCTCCCGCGCCTTCTCTGTATGCGTGATAATAAAGAAACGCGATCTTCTCCACGCTCTTGATAAGCTTTTTCAGCAGGGCGGCGTCCATTTCGAATTTCAGCGTTGATTTGACGTTGGTATCAAGACCGACCGATATTACCAGCTCGCCGACCTCGCCGTTCTCGTCAATGGCGGCGTCGAAAATAGATCGCTGCGGGTTCGGAACAAATACCGCTGTCAGGGGATAGAGGTCTGTGTTGACCTCGCATATGTAGTCGGTTGTTCCCTCACAGAACTTCATAAGATCATTCTGTGCGCATTCAAATTCTGTTTTTGCTCTCATCTGTTGTTTTTCTCCATTTCTTGCATTTTTCGATCCCTCTGATGGTCATATCTTTAGTCACCTTATCGGAGGTTTTTCGTTTATTGATTTTATTGATCGCGGCACGATATTCTTGATATTCCCTGCAAGTATCGTGCTCCTTGCAGGGACATTTCGGGCAATGATGGCAGGGGCTGTCCATTACTGCGCCTCCTCCAGCTTGTAAATATTGAAATGCACCTTGCCAAAGCGATTGGTTGACGTCCCCTTCTCGCTGGTGATCTTGTAGCCGAGCCTTTTCAGCTCAACTATTCGGGCGGGCAGCTCAACAATTCCGTATTCGCCCATAGCCTGCGCCCGGGTAAGCGTACCGACATTCTGTAAATGCCATAGGATAATGTCTCTTTGCGTTGTCTTTTTAGCCATAGTTCATACCTCCCTATACCTTCCGGTCCTCATTCCACCACTTGAGAATCGTCTCGTAGTGGTTCGCGGGCGCGGCACCGTTATTAATGATATAGTCTGCAAGCCTCTCAACGTAATAGTTATACATTTCAAAGCCTATCTTATCGAGTAAAGCGTCCGATTGAGCCTGTGAGAGTCGTATGACACCCTTCCCGAGCCTTCCGCCCATAACCTTGATCTCGTGGTAGTCGCTGCCGTGGTCGCGAGCGTAAGCGCTCTCCTCACTCTCTGCCTCTGCCTCTAACTCATACTCATACTCTTTCTCGTCCTCCCCCTCTTTCTTGCTTCCGTTTTGCTTTCCGTTTGCTTCGGGTTTGCTTCCGTTTTGCTTGCCGTTTGCTTGCCCTCCGAGGGCACCGCTTTCGGCTTTTCTCCGTCCCGAGTCAAGAGTGGGTTTAATGAGCTTAAATGCCGTGGAAGCCGCAATAGATAAGCCTTTAGGCTGTGTTTCGTAGATCGCATAGGCACATATAGCGAGTATCAGAGCCGACTGATCGCGCTTCGGTAATTCCTGTATAGCGTCATAGTAAGATTTATAAAACGTAAATTGATTTCTTGGCTTACCCACTATTACCACCTCACTTTTCTGAAAATTTTTCTAACTTTTTACTCACTTTTCACACGCTTTCACTTCAATTCCTTTCGGAATCGACCACAAAACCTTTCGCATAAAGCTGCCCTCGTCGCTCATAGCGTCGGATAAGTGGAGCAAATGTATCTCACGGCACTCGGATAGATCGAGAGATCGCAGATAATCGCAAAGCGTTTCGATCTCCATATGCGAGTTGGTTATACGGTGCCGTACCTTCTCTGGTAGCTTCTCGCAACGGTCAAGTATCTTGCGGTCATAATTCGCCTCGATAGCAAGAATATTAAGTCCGGGAAACTTATACCGCAGATTGACAGTATCAGTCGCAAAGGCAAGCACGTCGCCGTCAATGCGGCTCTTGATCAGGAAGCCGAGCGGTTCAGCAGCGTCGTGAAATGTCGTAAACGGTACAATGTCAAGACTGCCTACGTTGAACTGCTCCATATTCTCAATAAGCGTTGCCGACTCGTTCTCAAGGGCGCGAGCCGTGCCGTAGCTCATATAGACCTCCATACCGCGCTTAATAAGCTCGTCCACGCACTTCGCGTGGTCTTCGTGCTCGTGACTCACAAGGCAAGCCTTTATATCCGAGAGCGAGAACCCCGCCAGCTTCTGTAACTGCTTGTGTGATACACCGCACTCGAGAAGAATGCGGGTATCACTATCGGAAACTA